GCCACCCCATAATCTAGAGCAACTATATCACCTATGAACATTCCTTTTAGCGAACCTTCGGGTATAACTACGTCTTCTTCTAAAAATAAGATATAATCCGCTCCATCCGCTAACGCTAAATTGGCGAGATAATTATGAGAGTCAGGGATAGACTTATCCCAAGACAAGTATATTTTATAATCATACCCCTCCAACTCTCTTAAAAGAGCGGCTATGACCTCTGTAAAAACCATTCCTCTTGTCGGAATACAGACGGATAATTTCATTGCGCTAAGGTAGATATTTGAAGTCTCCTTAGCTGAAGTCTGTTTAGTCGACTTCGGACTGTATAACTTTCTACCAGAACTTACGTTCTAACCTCGACGCCACCCGTTAATCGGAGCGCAGAGAATCCGTAGATTGTATCTACAACTACCCTCCAACCAAGAGAAATTAACCAATAAGCCGCCTGTAATCTAGGTGCTTGTTGGAGAGCCAATGCGATAGACTCCTTATGTAGGAGCATATTGTGATATTGGATTGGGGTTGCTGCCGTGTAAGGCAAGTTATTCGTGTAGTAAACTCGAATTCCGTAAATTTCCCCCCAAACATATCTGGAGTTTGGCCCAGTCTTGACTGGTGTTGGATTTTGATATTGACCCAAATAATCCGCTTTCACGAATTTATCGATTTTCATGATTGCAGATAGTTGTTTCGGATGAATGATAAAGGCTCTATCTTCTAAAGGCATATCAGCGATATTAAGCGCTTCCATGGCTGCGACAATGGTCGCATCTCCTAAATCAATTCCATACGTTCCAACCGCAGTATTTGTCCAAGATGAATAATTGCTCATTACATCTGTATCAACCTGTTTTGCGATTGAATAACCAGCTTTTTCTGAATATTCACTTCTCAAATCATAGTTAGATTGGACCGATACTATATCTTCGATAATAAAGGAATTGTAATACCATTTATTAATCGTAATCTGGGTTTGTGTTTCCGTTGCTACATCATCGGTAACATCGCTTCCCTGTACTTTTGCCCTCGCAGTAAAAGCGTTGCTGATGTTTGGAATATCAATAGTCTGACCTCTCGACTTAACCAGATAATCATACCTTTTTACCAAACCAGCCGCTACCAATGCATTTTCCGTAGCCCTGACAGTTTCATTCGCCCAAATTGTGGGCAGAAAAACTGCTGATGTCGTTGTTGTAAAACTTGTTGCCATTTGTTATTCACCTCCTCTCATAATAATTACTTTCGAAAGTAATTTTTGGGTGAATTCGAAATTCGAAACCACCAAAAAACCACCTTCCCTTTTCTGAAAAGATGGCTTAGTTGGTCTCTTAGGACATTGTCTTTAGGACTTTATCTATTTCCGCTTTGTGTTCCTCTTGCCATTCTCTGGCGTCTTCGTACTTACTTGCGTCAGTCCTATCGGCTATGAATTCTACAGTCATCGCTTCTTGCGGTTGAGCTGTTTTCGTAGGCCTAAGAGTTGTAGTTCTCTTGGTCGTTTTCTCTCCAAATTCAGATGGTTCGTGCATCTTAAACTTGAAGACATCTTCTGGGGCATAGTTCAAAAATTGAGGATGTGTCCTGATATAATCCTCGACTTCTGTTCTATCGAATTGGGGCGAATTTCCCTCTCCTGAATACTGATTCTGGAGTCTATTCATTTCCTGCTCCCAACGAATCACATTCAGTTTTTGGTCAACCACTTGATTGACCTTATCATCAGTTGCTATTCCAACTTCAGATAATTTTCTCACAGCATCCTGCACTTCAGGATTGTTTGGAGTTAATGGTGCTGGCGGTACATAAGCGGGAGCTTGCGCTGCTGCTAGTGCATCGTTCTTCTGTTTAATTAACTCTCTTATTCTGTCCTGCGTGCTGCCCGATAGACTATCAAATTCCACCTTTTCAGGTGTTTCCAAAGCCACTGGCTCTGGTTGAGCTCCTGTTTGCGCTGGTGAAGCGGGGGATTGCTCTTCAGCCCCTTGTAGCATCTGGTCTAAATCGTCTGCCATGCTACTCACCTCCTCTCATGTGATAACGACCACGAAACGGCACTTTACCTTCTGTGCGCAGACCTGTTACGTTCTCAGGTTACGTTAAGTATATCTGGTCTGGACCCAGGAAAGCCCTAGTTCCAGAGCGCATATATTTAAGGTTGATTACTGACTTCTCCTTTATCTTCTGGGACCCAATTTTGTGGACCTTTGTATGATTTTCCTTGCAAAGAAAAAAGACCGTCTCCACCCTTTGGTGCTACACTTGGTGCAGAACCTGAAACTTCGTGAAGATGTCTTCCGCTGGTATCTGGATTCATTAATCCTGGGTTTTCACTTTCAGTGGTAATAGTTTGTCCCATTCTAGGACCTTCTCCACCCTTGAAAGTTCCCTCGTAAGCTTTTCCTGCGAATTTGTTTTGAGCACTCACTACTCGTCACCTCCTAATCGAAATCTCTTTCGAATATTTTCCTGTGTTCTAGCGAGATTTCCCGCTTCGCCCTTTACGGGGACAAAAGCGTTATTAATGTCTACTGGTTGAACATCCACTTCCCAATCCTTTTCCATATGTTCCACTTTCCCTGGTTTGTTAAAATATGTATCGGATTCCATGTCTAGTACTTTATCGTTCATATTTTCACCTTCCCTGCTTTGGGCGCTTTAACGCTCAAGTGTTTAAATGAGATTTTCGGGCTCTTAACTGCCTTACTGGCGGTTTTAAGCGTCTTCATGCTTCCTTTAAAATGTATTGTATGTGGTGTGTATAGCTTCATTTCTTCTTTCTCCTTGATACCGAAAGTGCTATCGCAATGGCTTGCTTTCTAGGCTTACCAGCTTTCATTTCGGTCTTTATATTCTTCCCGATATTTTTCTTTCCTGATAATAAGGGCATTTATTTACCTTTCTTTTTCCCTGCTTTTAGAGCTGCCATTCGAGCGGCGAAACCTGCTTTTCCTGCTGCCGCTTTCCCTGCAACTGCTTTCTTTCCTTTAGCACCTTTTCCTTTTTTAGCTAGATAGGCTTTAAGCCCTGCATTCATTGCCATAGTTAAATTTAACACCTCCTATTCTATTCTGTCAAGTGGTCGAGTTATCCACCTTGTGGTAACTGACCCATCATTTGTGTACTCGGATTTTGAGGAGGAAGTTGTGGGGTAGGTGGCAAGTTTCCCATTGGTGGTTTTCCTGCCCCACCCATTGGGGGTTGTCCTGGCTGTTGCCCTGGTTGTCCTGGTTGCTGTGGCTGTTGTGGCCCTACTGATTGCCCTGCTGTCTGATTTATTTGTTGAGTTTCCTGTTGGGCATCTCCCATAGTTGGTGCTTCTCCCATATACATCTGATGGGCGGCAATGTGTTTTCCGACTAAGTCATCTCTCCCTTGTCCTAGGGCTTCCTGATGAACGGCAACATGCACCCAATGGTCATCATGCATATCTGGCATAACTGGTTTCCCTTCTAAAACCATCATGTCATTTTCGACGTAAGGATTAACTGCCTGAGTTCCGTCTGGATTCTTTTTATCCAGTGCGGCTTTAAGCATCATCTCGATACGAGTCTGTTGTACTATCTTATCGACGTCTCCGAACTCCCAGAGAGTGAGGAAGGTTTTTTGGTCGATGAATCCTGCTTGAGCCAACTTTAGCAGTTTTTCCTGCATCATTTCTTTCGTGTATCCTAACCATGAACCAATAGTTACTCGAACGTTATTATCGTCTCCGATGATGGCGAGGTCAACCCAGTCTGGGCCTATTTTGATTTGGTTTTCGTGTCCTGGAACTTGTTCTTTAGGACTTTTCTTGTATTTTTTGGCGTATTTTGCACCAACCACTGCGAAGTATTTAGAATCCTGTTCTCGGATACCTAGGTCGGAAATAACTTTCTTCTCATCATAATTGTCGGCAATCTTCGAAAGAATTTTCCCTGCTACTGCTGTGAGGAAATCTTCCAAATTATCAACGAGGTCGTCCTGAGAGGTAGCGTCACTTTGTTTTAACTCTGCGACTCCGATTCCAGATTTAACTCCTGGCGGAATCCTTCCTAGCGAGGCGTCGTGTGCTCCTCCGATGTCTTCAATATAACGATTCATTCTGTCAATCTGAGCGCTCGTGGCGACTGGGAGCGAGGGGATATTTAGAGCGGTGACTTCCGCTCCACGGTTTTTTTCAATAATTTCCCCATGAACATTTGAAATAGAACGGATTCCTGAATCCTTATCGACGACGATTCTGCCTTTTGCTACCCTATAGTTGTAATCATAAATTGAACTCTCAAGAGCGTTAATGACTCGGTTAATAGGCATCACGTGTTTCATCCAACCTTCTCCGTAGATTTCTTTCGGATTGATATCGGCATGGTAAAGTGCGAAGTCATAAATATTTGTATCAAGGTCTTCATAAGCTAGAGGAGTGAAGTTCTGGTCTGTCCAGACTACTTTCCTCAGATGACTCTTGCCTGTTTCTTCATCTCGGACCCGAAAGTATCCTTCGAATAAAATAACAGTTGGCGCTTCTTGTCGGTCGAACGAAGAAGTATACTTGAGGGCTTGGAGCATAAACTGTTTATATTCCGAAACCGCTAAGCGCCCCTCTCCGCCAGTGACTTCCTTACGGGCAGACTTATCATATTCATTGTTGTAGATTACTTCTGGTAACGGACGCCTGACGGCTTTAATACAATATTCCGAATCTTCCAGACTTTCAGCGAGTGGGTCAAAGTAAAAATCAAATGGGTCAATCAACCAGATATTTATTTCTTTTTTTTCTTCATCGTAGATTACTTGCCATGGTCCGCCAATCGAATATTGAAGTCCTTGGATGACGGTTTCTTTAATCATCTTTTTAAGGTTAAGATGGTCGAAATAATAATCTAAAAGTTTCTGAGCATATCGAGCTTGAGTATGGGATTCAGTAGTTGTGTTTCGGGGCATAACTTCAAACTTTGGTCTAAAGGATGTGACTTGATTTCTAATAGAGCGCATTTGCGCCAAAGTAATGTTAATTGGGATTCTGGCCGTCTGACGGGAAGCGAGCACTACGGTTTGAGTTGAAGGTTGATAACGGGAGAATTGATAACCTCTTCGATAAAGGTCTCGGACCATCCACTCGTAATCATATCTTCGACGGGAGTCTCTTGAGTGAGAGAGAGCAAGTTTGCACTGACTTAAGTATTGCGTTTTTTCGAAATTCTCATCCCGTTTGGCTTGCTCTTCGGGAGTAAGGGCACGAGGTTTCCCATCCGCTGAAAGCGGAGTCAAAGCAACTGGGCTGACGTCCATACCTATACTTGCCATATTATTCTATATTTACTGGATGAATTGATTCTTCTCCCTCGAATTGAATATTCATTCCTTTCATTATTGGGATGTGATTTTCTTCTGTAAATGGGTCTTCTGTAACTTCTTCTGAAATATCATTGGTATCGATTGATTCTAGTTTTCTAACTTCTTCTTTTACTTGAACGGGACGATTCTCTAAAAGTTTCAAGAACTTAGCGGTGTGTTTCTCTAAGTTTTCGAAATGCTTAATCTGCATCTTCCCGACCATGTCGTAAAACTTTTCCGTGTTGGCGTCTATCTGGTCTAGGGAATTAAGATACATTTCTTCTTCCCGCTTTTTATCTAATCTATCTTTTCGGTAAAGAAAAGCAAAGACTACTGCTAGAAAAATAATTAAAGCTATGTCTATCAAAATTCTTCTCCTCCTTGGTCGGACATTTTATCTGGCGAAACGGGCCATCCATCTTTATTAAAGCTTTGTCCCCCCATCATGAAACCCTTTTCGCCTAACATATCGTCATCGTCTCTAGCGATTTGATTCGCATAATTTGTACTTCTCGCCTTCGCCAACATCCTCAATGCGATTAAGAAACTCATCACTCTATCATCGTGAGTCGATTTTTCCGCATGAGCATGTCCCTCGGCATCACGAACGAAATGCCGCATTTCTGCGATTGTATCCTCATCGTAAAGCATGAGCCGCTTATCTCTCAAGAGATTGGTTGCGTCGGCAATAATACTTTCCTTAGAAATTGAGTCAGTTACCCAACCCAACTCGGCTGTTACTTTTTCGGTCATTAATCCTATCCTTTCCCTGTAATATAAATTGGGATAGTATAAATCCCGCAAAGTAATTAGAGGAGTGATACCGACTGCATTCCTTTCCACCCCTATAAGAGCATTATTATAGAAACGTCCCAACATGTCAAGCTCTCGCCCCAATCTATCAGGGTCTGCATTCCCCCACCAGACTGCAACTTGCTCGTAAGTATTCTTATCAAAGACTTGAGCGCAGGAAGCATCTCTGTCTTTTTTACTTTCATCGGAAATCATTTTCCCCTCGGAGACGTCGACACCAATCGCATAGGTGTGGAACTCTTCGGGCTCTTTCCAAATCTTTAAGAAACCTTTCTCGTTGTCTTCAATATTTACGGGCTTATACCCCCTAAGATTTCCAACTCTTCGGGGTTTTACAGCCATAGACATATAATGGCGGATGATACCTGGACTCCAGACTGGATTTCCCGACATAATAAACGCCATCTCGGGATTCTCTGGAAACTCCTGGTTAAATTTATCCCAAGAGTTGGGGTCTTCGAAACTTCCCCCCATTTGATTTATCTTCCACCTTCTCCAAGCGATTTGCTCCCTACTTAAATTATATTTATTGATTAGTAATTGTTCTGATTCGGTTAGTTCAATTTTCCCTGTCGGCATAACGTAACCTGGGTCTTCAAACCAAGCTAAAAAGTGCGTTTTAAAACCCGATTTCCCGTCTTGGGAAGTTGCCCATAACTGGTAAAAGTAATCTCCCATTCCATTAGCGGTAGACTCGATAGTAATTCTTCCGTCTTTTGGAACAGCCTGTAAAAGTCCTGTCATGATTCTTTCTTCATCTGGCCACATCGCCAACTCTGAAATGTGAAGGTTGTTAATCGTTTCGGAACGACCGAAAGCCTTTGAACCCGCAGTCCCGATATAAAAAACGGAATTCTTATCGGTGTTGACTATTTCTCTTCGGGAGTTGAACTTCATTTTGTAGGGCATTTCCCCAGGCCAAGTTTTAGACATTGAATCTAAGTAGTAATGGACTCTATCAAAAAGTCTTTGAGTAGCTTTATCTTCGTGAGCGATAACTACGCACCTGATATTATCGACCGTCAACCAATCAACTAAAAATCGGGCGAGTATAAGCGAGGAAATTCCTTCTTGTCGGGCTTTTAGAATCATATCCATTGACCCTAAGTTATTGTTGACTTTTAATTGAGGAGGATTTAATTTGAAGGGGACGGACTGCATCTCTTTATTAACGATGTAGAACATCTTCTCGATGGCTTTTCGGTAGAATTCGTTATCGTGTACGGAACTCACCCCCCCCTATATTATATCCCCATTTTAATCTAATATGAGTTTCCCTCATTTTTAATCGAGTTTCTTCTGATGGTGATTTGTGTAAATATATTCCTTTAGGCATCTTTCTCTTCCTCTCCAGTGACAAATTCTTCTATGGTAAGTTTTCTCTTTACTCCTGGGGTTTCAAATTTGGGGTTTAAAACTTCCTTAACTCTATCGTAGGCTTTAATTTGAGTGTCATAATCGGGTACGCTCTTATCTGGTTCGGTGTGACTACTAAAGGGTTTTTCCGCATTCAACCACTCCATAAACTTATCCGCCAGATAATCAACGGTGAGTCCTTTGTCTTGGAGTTTTCCCGCCAAACCAATCATCATTCTTTGAACGGTGGGACTTTTTTTGAACTTGTAACTTTGGATGAGGGTGGATTTGGAGTAACCTGCTTCTTTCATAGCTCGATGCCAAGTCATTCCCTGAGAGTGGAGTTGAACCGCTTTTATTTGTTTCGGAGAGGGGGTTCTGTTCATTCCTCTAATGTAGACTAAATCCTGTTTTTTGTCAAGAGATGGAGTTTTTGCTACTCAAAAAGAGCCGTGCCGAAAATATAAGGCCTACGGCCTACCCCTAGGATATTCTTTCTTCTCCCTTCAATCTTCTCTGGTGATGAGTAAGTCCCTCCTAGAAAAAGTCTAGGTCTTGAGTCTTATCACCGTCGTGAGTTGTCAGTCAAAGTAGCTTAGTCCGTTTTTATTCGCAAACCATTTAGGAAAACGGCGGCTAGCTGTCTGCTTCATTTATAGTTTCTGTTTTCTCTCTTAAACAAATAGAACAATAGTATTTATTAACAACTGAATGCATATATCGAATTGATTTTAAAAGTTTATACTTATGTTTACAAATTATCATAAACGAATGCTAAGAAAATTGGGGGAGGAGTTGCACTACCTTTCGGCTCCGCCATATTTCTGAATCTATTACGGCTGACCCTCCTCCAATTATCTCAACTTTCGTACCAGAAAACTTTCAATACCTCTAATAATTCTTTTTTATCATCGTAGTAACCATCGTTTTTAAATTCCGTCATTTCCCCGTTAACAGCTAATCCCCTTCCATAGTGGACTTTAACATAAGCCTTCTCAAAGGTGGAGTGATTTATCCAGTATAGCATTCTTCTAACCGAGGTGCCGAAGTATTTCTTTATTTTCCCTTTATTGTAAAGTCGTAATGTAATTCTCATTAAAAAATCCGTCCCTTGACAGTCGGTAGGTTTGCAAAGGCCTATTCGGCTAGAACCAGCCGACTGTTAAAAAACGGATTTAACCTTTGCATTTACCTAACCGAAAGTATAACCATTAAATCACACTTTAAGAGGTTTGTCAAGGGGTCAAATCAATGGGCTCTTTAATCTTTGTATCAGCCTTGAAAACCACCATATCTTCATCTAAAGTCAGTTGTCCTACTAAAGTTCCGTCTTTAATTAAAGCATCGATGGCAGCATGAGCGACTTTCATCTCTGAATACCTCTCTCTTCCACCATTAACCACCTTAAAATACTTTTCTATTGGTTCATGTTCCATTAAATATCCCCCTATGCTGTTCAAAAGTCAAAATTACCCCTTTCTTCTCCATTCTTAAGACTTGTGCTCTTAAAGGTGTATCTAAATCCTTCGCCCTATGACAGGGGACGGATAACCATTGGTGATTTTCCCTGGTATCTTTGATTTTAGTCAATTTTTGTACCACCCTAGGGGTGAAGTGGTCATCTGTGGTCTTACGACAGTTTAAACGCCCTAAGCACCCCTTACAAGGGCAACCCTGACTATGTTCTGGGGCTTCACATCTACGTTCGCAGTTCATAAATTACTCCTTTCGTTGGGAATCTACTCTCTTGAATCATCGCTAGAGCGTCATCGTGTCCTCCCCATTCACTTAAAAGCATAAAATCCGAAAAGATAGCTTGGGCTACAGCAAATCTTAGGCAGTGTATATCTCTTGGGGTTTCTCCGAAGACTGGAAGAGAGACTGGCTCGGGTTCTTGGTCTTTTTTTAGTTTCTCACCAGGGAAGCCTTGCATTTTCCTACATTTGGTTTCACCTGACGAATAGTGCGAGAGAGGATAGTTGCCTGAATCTATAGAACGAAGTAGCTCACAAGACTGTCTTAACCTTCTTACATGATATAAGACCTGTTCACAGGTTACGTCTTGAGGAACACATTCCTTCACTCTTTAATTGAAGAACTTTCTGAGTAGGTTGTCAAGGTGGAGCTGTCGGTAACGAACCGAGTATCCTCCGTCGCTATCGCAACTAAGAGGGCAATTCACTTCAGCCCCTTGTTACAGTGTAAACAGTGCGGTTTAACGCCCATCCCCGCCACTTTAACGTGGTATCCGTGGGGACTCTTCTTACACTTCGGCCACTTCCCTTTTAAGAAATCTT